TTGGCGAGTCCGATTCACATTATGTCTGGAAGCAAGGAAGGAAAAACAGAGCACCCAACGCAGAAGCCCATTGAGTGCATGGCCCGTCCGATCCGTAACCATGACAGTGAATTCGTCTATGATCCTTTTCTCGGCTCCGGTACGACGCTGATAGCCTGCGAGCAGTTGGGCCGCAAGTGCCGCGCCATTGAAATCCACCCGCCATACGTCGCCGTCGCCCTGCAACGATGGGCCGACGCAACCGGGAAAACCCCCGTGCTGATTTGACATGGGCCGCCCACCCCTCAATGTGAATCCGGACGACGTGCGGAAGCTCGCCGCGATCAACTGCACCGACAAGGAAATTGCCGCGTTTTGCCAGTGTTCCGAGGCGTACCTGCGAACCAATATGCGCGACGCGCTCGACCAAGGCCGCGCCATGTGCAAGGTTTCCATCAAGCGCAAGCTGTGGGAGGCCATGAACAAGGGCAACATAGCCGCCACGATCTTCCTTGGGAAAGCCGTATGCGGTATGCGCGAAGTGTCCGAAATGATCGTAGGCGGGAAGTCGGCGGTGGAGGAAATGACAGACGATGAACTACGAGAGCGTACTGAACGAATACGAGCTTTGCGAGATGCCCGAAAGCGAGCTGGAGAGGCTGGAGCGCCAGCTTATGATCGAATGCGAGGCGAGGACGGCGAGGCGCGACCTGTTGAGCTTCATCCAGTTCGTCTGGTGGAAACCGACGCCGCTGATAATAGGCCGTCACACGATGGCGATATGCGACCGGCTGACGAGGGCGGTTGACGACTTCCTTGAGGGCAGGTCAACGTTTTTGGATATAGCTTGCCCGTTCCGGCACGGAAAGAGCGACATAGCCAGCCGTGCGCTACCGGCGTATTTCCTTGGGCGGTGCCATGAGGTACACCCGGACGTGATCATGTCGGGCTATGGGTCCGACCTTGTGCAGGGGTTCTCCCGCGACGTTCAAGAGATAATGCGCGGGAAGGCGTACCAGCACCTATTCCCCGGCGTGGTGCCGACTTCATCCGTGGCGTCGGGGTGGCGCACGGCTGGTTCTACGGGGGAAGTCACGGCGGCGGGGCTCGGCGGCTCCATCGTCGGCAGGGGGGCGCACCTGCTTGTTATTGACGACTACTGCAAAAACCGCGCCGAAGCCAGAAGCGAGGCGTTCCAGCTTCGCACATGGGAGAGCTTTCAAAACGACCTGATGACACGGCGCGCGCCGGTGTGCCTTGTCGTGCTGGTTGCGACGCCGTGGCACGTCAAAGACCTGCGCGGGAAGATTGCAGAAGCCGAAAAAGAGAGCGACAACTTCCCACGGTTTGAGCGCATTGTGTTTCCGGCAAAGGTGATGGACGAGAAAACCGGCGCATGGACGGGGCGTTTTTTGTTCGAGGAACGCTTTCCGCGTGAATGGTATCTTACGCAGTACGCTACACTACAGAAGCTGGCGGCGGCTCAACTGGACTGTCACCCCGTCCATGAGGGTGGTAATCGCTTCCCGGTTGAGAACGTCCGGCGCGTTCCGCTGTCCGAGTTCCCGAAAACGAAAATGGTGCGAGGGTGGGACATGGCCTCCAGTTCCAAAGAGCGCGATAGTGACGACCCTGACTATACGGCCGGGGCGTTGTGCGGCCTTACTTATGACGAGATTAACAGGCCGGTCTTGTGGATTTACGACATAGAGGCGTTCCGGCACGAAGCACCTGAACGGGACAAGCGCATGATGGCGACGGCTGAACGTGACGGAATTGGCGTCTTGGTCAAAATGGAGGCGTTCGGCGCGTACAAGGATGCTTACCTGTACGCAAAAAAGACGCTGGCGGGCCGTTCGGTGGTCAGGCCAAGCAACATGCTTGGCGACAAGTCCGCAAAATTGGCTTGCCTTGAGCCGCTCTTTGAGGCAGGAAATATCGTCGTCCCAGTGGATGCACCGTGGTATGACCTGTTTGCAAAGCAATTTAGGGAGTTCCCCGACAGCGACCACGACGACATACCAGATGCCGTCGCGGTTGCCTTTGACGGGCTGATAAAGAGAGGGAGCATGTTCATATGAAGCGCGACAAGAAAACACCCGCCGCAACCCAAACGAGCCAGACTGGAGGCCCGCGCCAAAGGCCGGATATTCACCACCCTATTCTTTCCGTTCGGCTGGGTGCCATAACGACAAACCTGCTGGCCTTGCGAGGCGGAAAGGAATACGTGAGAGCGCGCCTGTCGCGCTTTCCGGCGGAAAGTGATATTGATTTCCTTGGCGTCACATCCGGCGAAGCCGTCAGTTCCAAGCTGAAAAACCTAAAGTTGAGCGAGTGCGAGGGGCGACGCGACAGGGCATACGTGCCGAATTACGCCGGACGAATTGCCGAAAAGCTGAACCAGTATGTATTCCAGACCCCCGTACTGCGCGACGGGATAGACCCGAAGTTCGCCATTAACTGCACGGCGACGGGAGAGACGATAGGGCAGTTCATGGCCGAAGCGTCCTCCCTCATTACCGCTTGCCGGTGGTGCTGGGCAAGCGTTGGCAGGCCGTTTGGCAAAAAGGGGGAGAGCTTGAAAAGCCGCGCCGAAAGAGGCGATAGGGTTTTCTGGCGTCTGTGGGAGCCGTCCGAGGTAATAAACTGGGAGTTTGACGCCGCAGGGAACCTGATTTTCGTCGTCACAAGCGAAAATGTAAGCTCCCAGTTTTCGCCTTGGGAGAACCGAAGCGACAAAGAGCGCGTTACGGTTTGGGAGAGGGGGAAAATAACCGTGTTCGACGGGGATGCGTTTTCAGAGGCGGAAACCGGCCTTGATTTCGTTCCGTTCAAGATGATTGGGGCCGCTGCAGAAACGCCGTGGTGGTTCGACGACGTTGAAATGTGCCAGAAAACACTACTGGACAAACAGAGTGCGCTTGACACGGCCATTTTCAAGATGGTCTATCCGATTCTGGTATTGCCCTCCAGTGCCCTTGAAAGCCTACAGCAAGAGGAGGTCGGGCCGGACGAAATGTCAAACGTGGTAAAGATGAAAATCGGCATGTCCTCACCAATCGTCGAGTCGCCGGAAGATTCTGGCATAACCCGTTATGTTGGAGGCTCTACGACGGACATCGCATTCATCCGCGAGGAAATACGCTCTTGCGTCGAAGAGCTATATGAAACCGTTGGCCTTGCATTGAAAACGGAAAGCCGTGCGGCGCAGTCTGGGGAGGCGAAAGCATGGGACCATCTCGACGCGGAAGCCGTGCTTGCCCAGCGTGCGGAAGTCTTGGAGAACGCCGAAACCGCGCTTGTGGAAATGAGCAGGGCCGTCGGGGTGAACGGCGCGTTCACGGGATGGGAGCCGAGGTATAGCAGGGTCTTTGACCTGACGCCGCTCACGGAGGACATTGAAAACGTCTTGAAGGTCAACGGCCTTCCCCTGCCGAGCAAGGCCATCATGCAGTTGGTGAAGGTTGCGTATGCGAAAGTCGCGCAGGACGTTGGCGTTCCAAACAGCGTTGTGGCTGAAATGGGAAAACTCATTGAGGAATACGACCCAGACGCGAAAGTTATTGACTCATTCAGACCGAGCAAGCGGTTCGGTGGCAAGCGTCCTGACGAGGACGATGACGACCTTGACGACGGCGACGACAAGCAGGGGAAAGAGTAAAAATGTTGCTTTCGGGTGATTTGGCGGCTCGCAATGCCCGCGTTTTTACGAACATGGGTAAGAAACTTGCGGCCAACATACGGCGCGGCTTTCGTGAGATAGGGCAAGCGGCATGTTCGCGGGCAAAGTGGTATGCGCCGAAGTCCCCGACAAGGGCCATGTTGCGCAAGATGTACCGCTTTGGAAGTCGCGGGGGCGGGAAGAACAGACCGAGGCCAGGACGCCTCATGCAGTCCATCCAATGGATTTCAGACGACCGAAGCGCAACCGTTTTCATTGGCAGGAGCGCACCAGCGAGAGCGTATGCAAAACGGATACACGACGAGAAGGGCAAGACGTGGTGGAATCGCGGCGCGGGTACTGTCGCCAAGGGGCCGCAGGCGGACGAAAAGTTTATTGAACGAGCCGTGAAGGACGAATACCGGAACATCATGCGGCACATGAGGCGAGGATGGAGGGACTAGACATGAGCGAAAAGCCACTTTTGAACCCGAAAGCCTTTGCCATTGCGGAAGAAACGGCAATGCGTGTTCTAAACGAGTCTTTGAAAGAAACTCATAACGAAGGTTTCGTCGGGACGCCACGCTTGCTGGAGGGTACGCTAGATGGATACGACCAGTGGTGGTTTCTTCTGACTGGCAACGACATGCGCAACCAGCCGTTGTTTGCCACGCAGACGGCTTTCACCGGCGAGGCATACGCCGAAGGAATCTTTGAGGACAGGCAAAGGGCTTGGGAGTTTATCATCCGCGTTCACCAAGCGTTACCAATCAAGCGGGAGCGCAGTATTCACGAATTGTCAACCGGCGGAAGCTCCCCGACAAATCAGCTTGAGTTTTTCGAGTTGCACGGGCGGGAAGGGAAGTTCGGCCTTTACCACGTCGTTGTTCCGCTTTTCATCGTTGTTGACTATACATTCTTCGACCCCGAACCGGAGGAAACGTAATATGAGTACACCGATTGATGCATATTTTGCTCTTGGAAACCACGTCGCCGCTGGCATATGGGCGAAGTTTGACGAGGCTTACAGGGATTCGGCACTTGCAACCGCAACGCGACAAATAGCCGTTTTTCTCGGACGCGAAAGCCTGACGGATGCGGCGATTGGAATCATTGGCGACACGCGCTACAAGCTGGTTATAGTGGAGCGCGACGGGCGGCCAACAGTACAAATTGTCCCCACAGAGTCAACGGATATGGTGCTCTCGAACAATATCCTCTACGCCGTTTTCGAGCAGGCACTACACGTAGCAAAGGCCAGCGGCGCGGCACTTGACCGAGACAAAAACCGCCCCATGTTCATTCCTCCAGACCAAGGGGAGCGCTCAAACAGTGGCGGATGGGGGCCCAACCTTTCGCCGAATGACATATGCCCCGCCGCTCTAGCTTACCTTCGGGGCTTCGGTGGAGGCGGGAAGCCTGCCCGACGAAGAATTGAGATTGTGCGCGGGTAAAAACGAATGCCCAAGCGCATTCACAAGACCCATCGCCTGCCTGCCATTGCAAGGCATGACAAGGCTCTAGCTAAAGAGCTTTCGTCCATTGTCGAAAAGGCAAGGATGGAGGCGACGCATGACCTCCTGTCTGCCTCAAAGATGAACCTCTACAGCTCCGACAGTGCGCGACGTGCCTTTGTTGCGAAAATGACAAACACATTCGACGGCATGGTTGATGAAATGGACGAGGCGGTAAGAGAGACCGGCAAAAAGGTTGCGGCACTGGCCCACAAATACGTTGTTGAGGATACCGGAACAAGCCTTCCGCTCTCTCCGAAACGTTTGGAAGCGGCCATGACCCGCCTGACCCCAGACGGCGGGGCTGGAACCGCCCTTGGGGATGCCCTGTCAAAGTGGACAAAGGACAGGGTTCACGGCGCGGCGCGTGACGTTTGGAGGCTGGGGAAGGCGAAGGGGTGGAGTCAAGCGCGTTGCGAAAAAGAGTTTAGGCGGCGGTTGCGAGACTTCGCGGCGGACATGCACGGGACGACCTACAGGGCGGCGAACGGCAGGATGGTGGACGAGGCAAGCTATATTCAAACGCTTTCCAGAACGATGAACGCCCAACTGGTCAGGGAGGTCTACTTTGACGAGGCTTGCCGTGCGGGTATAGACCTTGTGCTTATTGAGAACGTCGAAGATGAGAACGTGTGCAATGTGTGCGCCGAATGGGACAATATCATCGTTTCCCTCACCGGAAACGACGACCGTTTCCCAGCCTTGGAGGAGGCTATGAATGACGGCTGGGGACACCCGAACTGCCGGTGCCACGCCGAGGCGGTTGACTACAAGCGCGATGCAGACCTTATAGACGAGCAGGCAGACAGGTGATTTTTTTGCTTGATTCGGCAATTTGTTTTGGCATACAAGGCCAACATGAAACGGCACCCGCGCCGTTCGCGGGGAAAAGCTATCGGCGGCTCAAACACCGAGAAGGCACCCGTGCCAATCCACGCGGGGTTAAAAACAAGGGAGACGTATGAACCTGCAAAAGTACTTTGAACTCGTTGCCAAGATGCTCAAAGGGGAGGAATTGACCGAGGAGGAAAAGACCGCCCTGAAAGCCTTTGACACGGCCAAGGCGATTGATTCCGCGCAAGCGGAAGCGCGCCGGAAGGCCGAAAAGGATGCGGCAGAAGCCAATGCCAAGGCCGAAGACGCGCTGAAAAAGGTGAAAGAGTACGAGGAAAAAAACAACGCCGCGAAGTCAGACACCGAAAAGCTGGCCGACCAAATCAAAAGCCTTACCGAACGCCTCAACCAGTCGGATGCGAAAAGCAAAAAGCTGGAGGAGGAGGCGGCACGGGCGGCACGGAAGGAAAAGGTGCGAGAGATTGCGGCGAAGTACGGGGTCAAGTTTGTGGAAGGAATCGACCACAAATTACTTTTTCACGGATTCGAGGCCGCACTTTCAGCCCTCAAAACCGAGGAACTGGACAATGAGGCCACGGTTAAGCCTTTGGTTGACGTGTTCCGTCAAACGAACGCGGCGGCCATTGTCGCGCCGGATACTCCAGGCACGGGCGACCCTTCCAAGAGGGGGGCGACTGGGACTGGCAAAAACCCTTGGACGAAGGAGCATTTCAACCTGACCGAACAGCTCCAAATCATCAAAACCAACCCCGCGCTTGCGGCATCGCTCAAACAGGCCGCAGGCGTAAAGGATTAACAACAAACCCCGCGAGGAGTAAAAACCATGAGCAGTGTATTCACCAAAGTCGCAGACCTTGTAACCCCGCAAGAGTTTCTGAAGTACTTCATTCAGCGATTGCGCGAGCGTTCCGCGCTTGTGCAGTCGGGCATCATTCTGCCCGACCCGTCGCTAGACGCGCTTGTTGCCAACGGCGGCAAGCTAATCAACCTTCCGTTCTTCTCGGACTTGGAAGGTGACGACCAAATCCTTGACGACAGCACCGACCTGAACGTTCGGAAAATCGGGTCCGGCAACGACCAAGCCCGACGGCTCGACCGCGCCGGTGTTTTTGGCTCGACGGACTTGGCGGCGGCCCTTTCCGGTGCCGACCCGATGGCGGCCATTGCCGACCTGTTCGCGGACTGGTGGTTGCGGCGCGAACAGCGCGTCCTGATTTCCACGCTGGATGGCGTCTTTGCTTCCAACGTGGCGAACAACGACGGCGACCTTGTTCTGAATGCTTCCGCGCAGTCCGGCAACGCTGGCCGTCTTTCCATCGAAAATGTCATGCAGGCCGCGCAGTTGCTGGGCGACGCCAAGGGCATTTTTACGGCTGTTGCGATGCACTCGGCATGTGAAACCCTGTTGAATATGCAGTACGGCGGCAACACCTTCACACCGGCGAGCAAGGACAACGTTTTGCCCATGTTCTCCGGCAAGAGCGTCATCATGGATGACCTTGTGCCGTATAACCCCGAAACGAAGGAAGCGACCATTTACCTGTTCGGCGCTGGTGCTGTCGGATACGGTGAGGCGAACGTACCCCTCCCGTTCGAGTTCGGGCGTGAGCCGCTGAAAGACGGCGGGCGTTCCTACCTCGTCCAGCGTCGCAGCTTCATCATGCACGTTCGCGGCATCAAGTTCCGCGAGGCGGTTGTTGAGAAACAGTCCCCCTCGAACGCGGAACTGGCCAACGGGCTGAACTGGTTGCGCGTGTACGAGAAGAAAGCTATCCGCGTTGCCAAGCTCGTCGTTCGCGCCGAGAAGTTGACGCCGGAAGCTGTGTTTGTCACGCAGAACGCCGAGACGTAATCTCGCCGATTCCCCTGCTGGCCGCTTCTCGTCATGGGCGACCAGCGGGGGATGTTCGGCATACATGGCGGGAGTAACAGAAAATGGACAAGCAAGAAAAAAAGAATCTTCCAGACGATACCCAGCAAATGCCTGCTCCGAGGGCCGAGCCGAAGCCAATCCCGCGAGGGGGTGACACATACCCTTACGGCGGTGTTGACGCGCTTGGACTTGCGAGCGACGGATGGGTTGCGGATGGTGGAGGGCCTGGGTTCCAGCAGAACGTAGAACCCGCTCGGACGGTTGACGGGTTGCCTATTCCGACGGAGTTGGCGATTACGGACACGCAGACGAGCGGGACGCAGGGATACCGAGCCGCAAAGGTTGGTCTTGTGTCCGGCATGACCATCGTTTTCGGTGGCTCAACCGGCAAGTGCATTACGAAGGCGACGCTCAACCTCTCGCAAGGCTGGGCGACGATGTCCGTGCAGTGGCACCAGCACAAAGAGGGTTCACACATTGACACCTCGTTCTCGCACACCTTCCCTTCCGTTCTCGGATACGGCGTAACGGATATTGCGGGGTCAAACCTGCTCGAAAGTGAGATTCAGTCCGCCAGCTATGACGTGGACTCTGACCACCTTGACCGGCAGAACAATGTTGGCCAGCACTTGATTGGCCGCTCTCATGGGTTGACCGTAACGGCAACCATTACGGCGGTGACAAACAAGACGAAGGACAACATTACGCTCGGTGAGGGCTGGAAAATCACGAGCATTAGCTCCGACCGTCCGTCAGGCAACTTCCACGAGTTGACCATTACCGCCGTCAAGTTTATCGCGGCGTAAGGCAAAAAGGTTCGCAATAGCCCCTCCGCCGCCATGCAATGCGGAGGGAGGGCTTTTTTGACGGAGGTACGGGATGAAATGTTTGCGAGAAGTCGGCATTGTGGTTGCTTCCATCTGGGTTGCAATCCTGCTCTGCTTCGGCATGTCCGCGTTGGCGGCGGACGACGACCCTATTGCGGTAATTGCCGACGGTGAGACCGGCGAGGTGTATGTTCCGCTTGCGCTCGAAGAACGCATACGGAGGGCCATTGAAGCGACCGGCTCCGACGTCATCCAAGAACTAGAACAAGCCGTTGGCGAGCTAGAGGCGGCCATAGAATTGCGCCTGACCGAGGACGACGGGGACGCCAGATACCAGCCGAAGGGCGACTACCAAGAGGCAGGCGACTATGCAACAATTAGCGACTTGTCCAACTCTGTCGCGGCGGTGAAGTCGGACAGCGAAAGCTATACGGATGCCGCCGCCGCCGCCGCTGTCTCGGAGTCCAAGAGCTACACGGATACCCAGCTTCTGAACGTCGCTGGCTCCCTGTCTGACTACATTGACGGCGCAGTTGCCAACAAGGTAACGACCGGCCAACTGGCGGAAGCGGTTGCGGACGCGAACGCTTACACGGACGCCGCCACCTCCAACGCGCACGCTTACGCGGAATCCGTGGCGTCGGCGGCGGAAGAAAGCGCGAACGAATACGCGGACACGCGAGCATCAGAGGCGCAGACAAACGCGCAAGCATACACCGACGCCGCGACCTCTAACCTTGCGACGAAGGCCGACGTTGCGCTGTCCGCGGTCGCCGCTGTCTCCGGTCGCGTGGACGTTGTCGAGGGCTGGGGCGATCACTCGGCGGCGGGCTACCTCACAGAGGAGGCCGACGCCGCGGCACTGGGTGTTATCGGCTCGGCCACCAACGCGCTTCTCGACCTCGCCGGTACGCGGGCCATGACGGGCAATGTCGTCACGCTGGCGCGGGATGTCAAGAGCCGCAATGCGGCGAGCGTGGGCGGCTACGGCGCGGCGTTCGGGTATTACACGACGGCTGGCAACTACGGC